GCAGCGAGAAGCGCGGTGCGGGTTTTGAAGCTCTTCAACATGGTCTTTCTCCGTTCACAAAAAGAGGTTTAGGCGCCGGCGGCCGAGATGCCTATCGACTGAATGGTGATAGTCGTCAACGTGTTCACGGTAACGAGGAACTGCCGGGTGACGTTCTGGGCGATGGTCATAGTCCCGGTCAGCGTGATTCCGGTGTTCGTGACGATGGTGGCAGTGTTGGCGCCCCCCGCTGCGTTCCGGATGAACAGCGAGTAGCTGAGCCCGACCTTCGCATTTGGGATCGCCGCGATGATTTCGGTCGCAAGCGGCAGGTTGAGGTTGCCCGGGGTCAGGCCGGTGTTGATGGCGGTGACAACCTCGGAGCCGGCAAGCGTCCCAACCTGGAACGTCGACGACTGCAGGGCAACCGTGCTGAACTGCGCATACGGCAGGGGAACGACCGAGCCGCCGCCGACGAAGGCAACGGTGACGGTGCCCGCCGCCGAGTAGGTGACGAGGTATTCCGCCCAGGTGAGCGCGGGAACCACCAGATTCCCCGAAACCGTCACGCCGACACCGCCCGTGAGGGTCGCATTGCCGTCGGTGTTGTTTTCATACCGCCAGAGGAAGGTCGTGCCGACCGCAGCGCCGGCGGGCAAAGCCGCGATGATGAGGGCCGCGGTCGACGTGGTATCGGTGAACGCCGTGGCCGACTGCGCGCCGCCGCGAGCAACAATCCCCCCGATAAACCCGGCCGCGGTGATGACGCCCGCGCCTACGGTATTGAGGGCAGTGATCGCCGCATTGTTCGAGACACGATCGGCCAAATCGGCGATCTGCTGAGTGGTCAGGGTGGTGAGAACGGAGCCGCCGTTGTCCACCAGGACGAGTTCGAGGCCAGAGGCCTGCGAGATGCGAAGTGCGCCAGGAGCGTACATGGTTCTTCCTTTTCTTAGCCGGTCGGGATGCCCCAGGCCATGGCGGCCAGGCCCGAGATTGAAAGACGATAGTCAAGGCGCGTTGTTCCAGAGAATGCCGTGCAGACCAGGCGATAGCCGACGCCGAGCTCGGGCTCCGAGGCCACAAATGACACCTCATTCGTGATGCCAGCGGCCCCAAAGGCGTAGCTGGCAGGCTGACCGCCGCCGCCGATCCCAGCCGTGACCCAGGTATAGCCACCGTCAAAGGTGCGCTGTAACTCGACCGTCGCCGCCGTCGGATAGATGCCGGTACCGGTGAGCAGGGCCGTTGCGTCGGTGCCGGAGGTGATGGTTCCGACCTGGCTGGTGGACAAGCCGCCTAGCTGGACGGTCGCCATGGTGCCGACGCCGGAAGTGGTTAAAGAGGTAACAAGCGTTCCGGGCGGGACATTCGCTCCGTAAAGCCCCTGTCCCGGCGCGAGCGAGGCCTTCGGATCAAAGGTCGCATTTACCGACCCAGCAACCGTCGCCAGCGAGCCAACAATCACCCCGTACATGGAGAGGTTGAAGGCGCCGTAGACGTTGATCGGACGGCTCGCCTGTCCAGCCGCGGTGAACGAACCAGAAAGCACCTGATTCGCCCTATCCCCGGCGGGAGGAGAGGCCGTGACCGGCTCAGCAGCTGTGACCAGAGGCTTACCCATCGGTGCGTTAGCCGACCTTCAAGTTGCCGGCGAAATTCGCTCCGCCGTTGTGGCTCTGGGACTTCGCCGCTTCGGCGATGGTGCCCAGAACGTTGACGTTTTTCGCACGCGGATCGTTCGGGCCGCGAATGCCGGTCACATTGGTGGTGCTGCCGGGCTCGAGGGTGGTGACGTCCCGGCGCTGCGCGGAGCTAAGCCCCTTCACGACCAGGCCGCCCTGCGTGATGCCGTAGGCGCGACCGTCGAGCTTGGACGCCATATCCGCATCCACCGCGGTTTCGCCGCCGATGGCCTGCCGGAAGGCGTCGAAAATGGCGAAGGCTTTGTCGTTCGCCGGCAGAAGGCAGTCGTTCGGCACGCCGTCCCAATCGATCATGGTGGGCTCGACCGACTTTGTGGCGTCGTTGTTCTGGTACGGCTCGATGACGTAATCGGTAAGGTAGGTCTTCGCCACCACCCGATAGTGCGGCTTGTTTTCAGGGTCGTCCTTGGCTTTCAGGATCAACTCGGTCAGCAGGTCGCGGCCTTCGGCCCGGGTCCGGATTTCGTCTGGCGTCAAGCGCTTGCGGCCGGACTGCGCGTCGTTCATTTCACCGATTGCAGCGGCCAGCTTGTTGGCAAGGCCGGTGTCGTCGCTGTTCAGAGCATCCGGAGCAACACCGCGCAGGCTCGCCATCTTTGCCATGATCGCGGGCAGAGCGGCAGCAACCGCAGCCTCGGCTGCAACCGCAACCGCGCGCTGGAATTCGGGGCTGGCGGTATCAACGGGCTTGCGAGGACGACCGCCGATGTTCTTGGCGGGCTTCTTGTCGGTCTCTGGGAAGCTGGTATCCATCTGGGAAGTCTCCTGTCGGGGTTTAGGAATGCGGCACCGAGGCGCCGCACCCCCAAAAACCGCTATCGCTAGACGGTGTAGTTTGCCGGCGCGAACTTGTTCGCCTGGTCGTCACGGTAGGTGGTCACCAGCGCCGAGGCAATGGTGCCAGCCGTCACGGCCGCAGTGGCGATCGAGGCAGTCAGGCGCAGGTAGCGAGGACGAGCGCTCGCCGGTACCGCCGGAAGGAACGGAAACCGCGCGACGATCGCCGCCGCCGTAAGGCTGGCAACGGCCATCGGGCCGGTCTCGCCCAGAACGACGTAGGTGCCGGCAAGGTGAGTGACGGCGGTGTCGGGGGCGCCCATCAGCTTAAAGTTGACGGTGCCGCCGCCGCCGGAAACCACAGCATCACCGATGGTGACGTTGAGTTCCGGACGGTTGGAGCCGATGCCCGCATCTTCGCCAAACAGCGACGCGTTGCCGATGATGGCGCGCGGAGTGGTGCCCTCACCGGAGCCCAGGAGATCGATGACGTAGGAACTGACGTCGCCAACACCGGAGACGAGCGAGAGCGGGGCTCCGACCGGTACGAAGGCAACGAGATTATCGGAAAGCATGTGTTTAACTCCGTGTTGGCGGTTGCCGGTGCGTCTTAGACGACGCGGGCCTCGCTGTTGAGGATCTGGTCCACGATCTTGATCGGGATGCCGCGGAAGTTTTCGATCGGGCGGCCGGCGTAATCGGTCGGCCCGAGGAGGACGTTTTTGTCGCGGATCGCCTGAATGTCCATGTAGTAGCGAACGGTACGGTTCGCGTAAAACACGGGCTTCACGCCGACGGCGGTGTCGTCCGGAGCATCGGTCTTGGTGATGCCCGAGGTGGTCTTGCCGAGCTTCGGGAACAACATCAGCGACTTGCTCATCAGCGTGAACAGGTCAGGAGCGCTCGAGCCGGCAAGGCCCGCGGTCGTGGTGTCGAGGTTTGCCATTCGGACGGCATAGCGCCAATCTTTTGGGCAGAGGCCGGCCTGCTGCGAGAAGTAGCTGGTGAAGGCCGGGAATCGGTTTCCGAGGCTGTCGAAGCCCGGGACGACGGCGCCCTGGTCTTCCATGGACAGACCGGCCTGCGAGCCCTCGGGGAACAGCGCGAATACCGACTCCGGACCCCAGCCGATCAGCCAGAGCGACGAGTTCGAGTTGCCCGTGCCGCCGCCGTCGATGACGTTGGCAGCGTTCTGGGCGCTCGAGGTGTTGACCGTGTTGTAGAACGGCGCAAAGCCCATGAAGGTGTTCGGCGAGGTGGTGGTGTTGCCGTAGATGAACGTCTGCGCGATGGTCTGCGACATGCCTTCGAGGAAGGCGACGTCTTCTGATTCGCGGAAGCCGAGCGCGTCGCCGGTGTGTTCGGCAAGGCGCTTATCAACCTGGCTGTAGTCGTCGAGCATGCCCAGGCCGACGCGCGCCTTCGCGGTCGTGGATTTGCTGTACGGGACACCCTGGTTGTACTGGCGCCAGGTGCCGGCCGGGATCGAGGTGCGGAACACGAACTCATGCCCGGTTTTACCGTTGGCTTTGATCCAGGGCAGGTCGTCGTTCATGTCGTTGGCCTGCGAAAGCATTTCGGCGATGACCGGAATCTTGCCATCGGGATCCATGCGGGTGGCGACGTCGACGAGGGTCGGCCACGCGCCGGTTGCCCCCATGAACGAGAAGCCCAGCCCGCCAAGGGCCGCGTGAGCGAGGGAAACGTCGCTGTGAGGCGCGAAGAACGCCGCGACCGCGACCGCGAGCAGTAGGCCAAGGCAGCTTGCAAAGTGGACGGGACGCATGGGATTCCTCCTTAAGATTGATACGTGTCGCGCAGGCC